TGCGACGACAGATCACAACATCATTGATTCTTGGCCTGATGGTGGGAACATCGGCATAGCCTGCGCTCCATCTGGACTCATCATCATTGACGTTGACCATAGGAACGGGCCAGATCTCGCGCTAGTGAATTCGCTTCCAGCGACGCACGCAGTAGGAACCGCTGACGGATTCCACCTCTACTACCGCACCGAGCAACTAGGCCCCGTGCGCGGGAAGCTCGGCGATGGAATCGACATCAAATATAACGGCTACGTCGTCGCTCCCCCGAGCATTCATCCTGACGGGATCGCCTATCACGAGATCGACGGCATGGAACCAATCGCGCTACCTGCCAGCCTCGCGAGTTTGGTGCTGAAGTGAGCAGCCTAGAAGCAGCAGCGAGCAGGCATCAGGCAGCACTAGCCGAGCAGCGAGCGGCTTTCTCAGATCTCATCGAAGAATGCGTCCAAGCGCATAATGCAGGAATCAACATCAAGCAGCTTTCCTATATCGCCGGGATTAGCCGCATGACGCTTCACAAGTACATCGCAGCGGCTATCTCAGCGAATCTGAGAGCCTCTGACAACGATTAGGCATAAGGAGATGCCCCGCAGAGATTGACTCTCTGCGGGGCATTTTCTATTTGGGATCTAGTCGAAGGCTTCCGCTCGGGGTCCATGCCGAATACCCAAGATATTTCAGCCCCCATCTCGGGAACTCTCTCGAGCATGAATCGATCATGCCCGGGCGAACATAATCATTTGATAGGCAATTCGTCGAAGTCTTCTTACCTACCGCAATAGCGACGTGACCGAACTTCCCGCCGGAGTAATAGAGGAGTGCGCCGCGAGGAGCATCCTTCGGCTTCCCTCCAACGTGCTTCTGCGCTTCGGGGATCTTCTGCCAAGCAGCAATGGCTGACGGAGCCCAAGCAGGAACGCCGTAGGCCTGCCTGCAATGACTCTGGCAAAGCCCGGTCCAATCTTGCGTTGGATTCTTTACCTGATTGCGGCTCCAAGTAATGACTTCATTAATGTTCCTAGAAAGGTACTTCTTCGCCATCTTCGCCCGCCTCCTCAATGTCAACGAATGCGCCGCCCTCGACAGGCTCAACCGGGATCTGATCCTCAAACATCGTGCTCATGATTCCTTCTCCAAAAATTCAGCCGTACCCTTATCGCCTACTCCAGTCGCAACGATGGAAGTGAGAAGCGACATAAGTCCCGCGCCAAGAGCAACGCTGAACATCTGCATCCAGTCCAGCCCAACGATCCCTAAGGCATCCGTGCCCATCAGCGCAAGAAGGGACTGAGCAACTGTCCTGATAGTTCGCTCTCCCGCATCGATCCAAAACGCTTTCGTTCTCATTCACTTCTCCTTCGCTGTCAGATGATCTCGTACATGCTCATCTAGCCGAGCGTGAACCTTGCCGACGGAGTTAATGATGCGCTCTTGTGATTCGTCGGCACGGTTGCGAAGTTCCTTCACGTCGGCCCGCATCTCCTGGGCGTCTTTCTCAAGCCGGTTCACGGCGTCCCTGAGCGATGATCCACCATTCGGGGTGAACTGCTTCGACATGCTGATCTGAGCGCGGATGATCCACGAGAGGCCCGCGAGGAGTGCCACCGCGAGACCGACGAATGCGAGCGGGTCAGTCGTCATATTCGGTGTCCTCAGCCCAGTCCGCTTGCACGTCGTCCGGCAGCCGAAGGAGCATCATGGCGCTGGCTCTGGTGCAGCCGGAGGAACGAAGACATCGAGGACGGGATCGTAGGAGAAACCCAAACCCGCGAAGCATCCCCTGAACGAACCGGAATAGCTTGTCTGCTTCCACACCCCTGCGAGGGCGAGGTTGTCGGGATGCGGCCCGTTAATGAACGCCTGCCCGATCGGTTCCGACGCCGGGAAGTCACCGCCGCCGCAATCACTGTTGCTGATCACGATGACCTCGCGGACGATGTTCGCTGAGTCGATTAATGCGAAATGAGCCATCAGACTGCCACCCTTACTATTACTAGACCAGAACCGCCATTGCCGCCAGCGCTTGAGCCGCCACCACCGCCGCCGCCACCACCGCCGCCAGTATTGGCGGTTCCGTTATTGCCAGCCCCGGTTATGACACCAGCGCCACCGCCTCCGCTGCCACCGGCCCCCAACGTCGCGGCAGCGCCAGCGCCCCCGCCGCCTCCGTAGGAGTATGAACCAGCAACGTAAGCGCCGGTAGGTGTCGTGCCTGCAATAGTTGTGGTAGTTCCTGCGCCGCCAGCGCCACCGATCTGTGTGATGCCAGTGCCGCCAACCGCTGACGCGCCGCCACCACCGCCACCCGCGAAACCTGTAGATCCATTGCCGCCATTTGAACCAAGCCCGCTAATGCCGCCTCCGCCTGCCGGACCCGATGCCCCCCACTGTCCACCACCGCCCGATGCGCCACGGTCGGCAGGCTCATTGTTTACCGACTGCGTACCGCCTCCGTTACCTCCGCCGGGGGAAAAATATGACCCGATGCGGCTAGCCTCGCCTGATGTTCCTTCAGCCGCTGCCCCAGCGCCTGCACCGCCAGCACCAACGGTCACGGTCAGGGTTCCTGCGGGTAGGTAGGCGTTAGTAATTTGCAGTGAACCGCCTGCGCCCCCGCCACCTCCGTAGTTCGCACCAGCTCCCGCACCTCCGCCCAGAATTACTACGTCAGCGAAGCCCGCACGATCAATCGTGATGGTGCCGCTCGCCGAGAAGGTTAGGTATTTGAATCCGGTGTAGGTGCCGGTCGCCGTATCCGAGAAGTTGGCAGCGCCGACACCGCTAGAAAAAGGGAGGAACGACCAAGTGTTCGTCGCTGTCTTGATACAGGTCCCGCCCGCGTTCTGCGCGAGGGTGAGGGTCGCGCCGTTGATCGTGACTCCTGCGCCTGCCGTGACCGTGACGACACCGGCCCCGAGATTCACTAGAACGATCTTCGTTCCCGTTGCATAAGCAATCGATGAGAACGGCGGGATTGTTGAAGTAGTAGCGGATGCATTCGAGTACGTTACGCAGCCCCCGGCATCGGCCAGAACCAACGTATCGGAGGTTCCCGTGACTGTCCGAATCGTTAGCGCATTAAAGGCCGAATTCAAGTTAGCAGCGGTCAGAACCGCCCCGCTAAGAAACGCCACCATAATTATCTTCCTCTCTCAGAAACCTAGGATATCTTCATCTAGAACGCCGAACAAAGCATCATCCAAGATGAAGGCTGCGAGTGCTTCCGACAGAGTGAATGTCACATCATGGCTGTCTATGGAGATCTCATGCGAGATCTGATCAATGCTCACGATCTGCGAGACGACAGCGCCAATACCTGAAGGCGTAAACTCCACCTTCACCACATCGCCTAATTCAAGATCTAAGACGCTTGCCTTATTGCCTGCGCTGATCGCCTCCAGCCTGACGGTAAGCGAGTCCACGCGGTATTGCGGCTGAGCGTAAAGCCCGACTAGCCAGGATGCGAGCGCTGAGGCTTCAACCGGGCTGCTCAGGATCGTTGCGTAGGAAGCATCCATGATCCCGTAGGCAGCCTGCGCCGTAGTGTCATCAGCGATTGCGGTTCCTGCGACAGAGCCGCCAGAAGTGAAGGTAATCGCGACGCTATTTTTCATTTCCTCAGTGCCCCACACAATCGCAATATCCCTGTAAGGGATGCCGCTAGAGGAGAACGTCACTCCAGTAGTGAAGGCCTGAAGTTCTGCACGATCACGGAACGCAACAGCGCCCGCGCGATCCATGAACAGCGCGCCGAACTCTGAAGTCTCAACCTTCTGCAAATACTGAAGCACGTTCGTATTCGCCGGGATCACGTCAGCATCCAACGTTGATTGCCCTACGCCTATATCTCGCTTCACTGCTGACCATCCGACAGCGTCCAGTTCAGCAGCGACACGCGCGCCTGAGAGCTGAGCGGTAGCAGTACCGGCAGAGAGAGTTTGCTGAGCGAGGATGGAGAAGCCATCGCTAGCGGAGACTTCAGCGATGGCATTAAATCCTGATTGCGGATAGTTAAAGTTCCAGTCTTCAACGAAGCCGGTAAAGATCTCCTCCCCGTCTTCGTCGATCACTAGTTGCTTGCGCGGGAGGATCTGCCCGAAGTACGGGCCAGCAGCATAGGCAGGGTCGAAGATGCGCGTTCGATTATCTAGCGAGACATTCGCCTGGCCTGAAGTGAACTTTTCAAGGATGCGACTCCTGCCACGCTTAACCGAGATCCCGCGAACATACTGCGTAACATCAGTCAGCACATCCCCGCCAAGCACATAGGCCGTGTTATCCAATACGCCCTTATCCACATCATCCAGCGTGAAGAAATTAACCCCGGTAGTCAGGGAGAGATCAAAAGCGATCTGCGCGCGAATCGTCATGCTGCCACGAACGCCGGGCCGGAAGCCTGCTCAAAGCGTTTGATGTACTCCACGATCTGCTGGCCGATAGCGCGAGGATCTCCAACACCTGCGCTTACGTTGATCGTGTAGGCATTACCTCCTGCACCATTCGGGATAATGCTCCCGTTGCTGCCGGGTACGAAAAGTTCCGGCCCCTTCTCGCCGACGACGATAGGCCTACCGCCCATCACCGGACCGCCGTTAGCGAAGCCTGAGAGGCTGAAGCCAGGGAAAGTGTAATCAGAACCGACGACTCCACCGGCCAAGAAATCATTGATAGCAGAAGGCCCGGGAGCAGGAGCCTCGCTAGTAGCAGTAGCGCCGCCCGGCCCCGTAACAGTCATGGAGATATTCGCATTCCTGCTCATCGCTGAAGCGAGTTCATCCATCATCGCCTCCAGCGCGCGCCTGCCCTTGCCCTTCGCACCGAGAGCCGCAAGAAGACCCTTCACAAGGGCTACGGCCATGTCTATTCCAGCCTGCATGAATGCGGTAGCAGACTGAGCGCCCACACCGTCAGCGACCGCTATAGCCCCGCTAGCAGCATCATTGACGCGCTTAATATTCTCGCTGATGTTTCCCTTAATAAACGCATCAGCGACATCAACCCCGCGCTCTGCGCCTAAGGCAATGACTTGCTCATAACTAGTGCGATTCAAACCGGCTGCGAGAAGCTGACTCATCTTGCGCCCGAACTCTGAAGCGCGCTCAGCCTGCGCTACCAGAACATCAATGAGATTCGTTCCCTTCTCCTTCACCACATCTAGCGCGGCAGAAAAGTCGAATCCGGCGAACACTCCTTCAGCGATCTTCGTCTTATATTTGTTGAAATCTTCAATAGCAGTATTCACGACAGTCTGCGCCGAACTAATTGCGTCGGCAATAAGTTTCTGAGCAGCAGCGAGCTTCTTAGATTCCTCTGTAGCCTTGCTCGTCGATCCGGCGAAATTATCTATAGGAGCCTGAGCCTTAGAGAATGCTGCAACTACGCCATTGACTTCAGTAGTGGAACCGCCTACTGATTCGCCGAATTTGCTGAATGCTCCCTGAATGCCAGTGACTGCCTTCCCAAGGCCAACCATCGGACCTATCCCAGCCTCAACCCCGGTGACAGTCGCGCCGATGGCAAGCCGCCAGGCAGTGAACGCTCCAGCGAGATTGCTTGCGTTGTCCTGCAAGGTTTTTAGAGCGCCTGAAACATCCCCACCGTAAATCTGCGACAGCGCGTAAAGGCTTTTAATAACTAGATTCGTCGCGTTCCAGATCACAGACATAGTGTCGTAAATGACTTTCAGCCCGGAGACGAAGCGCGGAACGTATTGGACTGCCCCGCCGATACTCTCGCCGAGCGTCTCAAAGCCTCCCTGAAGACTCAGGATGGCTTCCTGCAATTTGTCAGCGCCGCCGGTAGTGCTGCCCATAGATCTTTCAACACCGGTAAAGAATCCCTTGCCTAGTGATTCCTGCAAATCACCGAATGCTAGTGAGATCTTCTCTATAGAACCCTGATAAGAATCTGCCGCTGTTGCTGCCCCGCCTTTGAAGTCTGCGGTAAGAGTCGCAATTGTTCCCCTGAATCCCATCGCCTTAAGTTCAGCGCCTGAGTATCCGTCAGAGAGTTTCGCCAGAGAGGTATAACTGCCGTTCGTGGCTTTCGTCAAGGCCGCCGTTACGGCTTCTACGCTGACAGAACGGGTTGCGGCAATGTCCAAGGCCAACGTGAGAAGCGATTGCGCCTGAGTAACGTTATTCGTTGCTCTCAGGAGTCGATCCATTGACGGTCTGAGAACGTCATCAGCAACAGCAGAAGAATTCTGGAGCTGCTGCACGAATCTTTCTACCCCGGCCTGTTCATGCGCGAGCCCGAGATTCTCCAGCGTGCGCGAGAGTTTCTGCGCCGCTAGATCATCATCTATGAACGCTTGCAAGGAATCCTTGCCGAACTGAATAGCCATCCTTGCGCCAGCCTGAACAGCCATCAACGCAGCGCCGCCGACAGCAGCACCCATAGCGACACCAGCAACGCCAAGCTGACCCATAGCGCCTGAGGTAGTCCCGCTCTGCCGATGCAGTAGCTGAAGATCGTTTATAGCGCGCTTAACGTCCGCATTGTTGTAATCGCCCGTGATCTGAACGGAGATAGCCCCGCGAGCCATCATGCCCCCCTATTTATGATGCGCTCAGCGTAGGCAGTTGCCTGATCCATTACGCGCTCAAGATCCTTGCGCGCGTCCGGCCCCTTCGTCATCACCGCATAGAGCAGGCCTCGCGGCCCTCTCCCTAATCCTGCCTGACCGTTGTATTTCTTCCCTAGGTTCGCTGCGAACGTCCGGCCCTTCGGATTCGGATTCGTTGATTTCTTCTTGACTTCATTCGTCCCGGCCAGTGCGAAGACAGCGCCGCCCCAGTCCATCGTGACGATCTTCACCATATAGAGATTCTTGCCCCACTTGCGCTGATCCTGCGAGAGGCTCACTCGAATCTTGGAACGAACGCGCGTCCCGGTAAAGCCGAGATCCCGCCCGCGATCCACCGCTACCCATCGGCCCCAATTACTCAGAGCGTTACCGGAAGGAGTCTGAATGCGCGCTTCATCACGAACCTTCTCGCCAGCCTTGCGAAAACCCTTAGCGATTTCGTTATAGGCCTCACGATCAAAGCGCTCTAACAGCTTGATCGTCCGCTGCTCACCCGTAACCTGAGCCTTCATCACCATTCGCTATCGCTTCCTCTGCGCTGACGCTTGCTCTGTATGTCTCCACCGCAGGAAACGAAGCATGGTGATTTGCATACGATCTGACTCCTCCAAGATTACAGAAGGAGCGAGTCCGTATTCGTAGGCAAGGTGGCAGACGATGAAGTGACTGCTGGACTCTCCAAAGGGAGGATCTCTGTCGGCCCTGCGCTTTCATCATCTGCCACCTGATCGACCGTAGCCATCCAATCCTCAAAAGGAAGATTGACGCGCTTCGTTCGATTCAAGCAAGCCCAAGCAAGAAACCACATATATTCCAGACGCTCGCCTATTTTGTTCGTAGGCAGATCGTAGGCACGCTCAAACGCAATAGTGTCCGCGCCGGTACAGAGAACGTGCTCTACTCGCGAATCTGTATATGTGACTTCTAGCGGAATTCTGTTAATCATCGCAGGAACCTTCCTTAAGTTGTTGCGCGAACGACAGTGCCAGACGTCGGCCAGGTAACCGAGAGCGTTGCAAGATCTCCAACAGCGCTAGCGAATGGCTGATACTGATTGACAAGGCAGACAGCCGTGTAGCTCGGGTTCGTTGCCGAGACAGTGCCAGAAGTAGGAACGATCACGACCGTGGCAAGGCTGTTCAGGAGCGGAAATAAAACGCTATCAACGGACGCTGAGCCAAAATCCTGATGGAAGTCCAGCGTGATGCTCGCACTCTTCAACCCGCCAACGCGCGTGGTGAAAGTAGAGCCGAAAGCCGTTGTCTCTACTTCTGCTGATTCAATCGACAGATCAACGGAGTTAATGGAACTAGAAAAATCCGTCCCGTTAATGGTTACCTTATAATCAATCGCAACGAATTTTGGCATTGTTCCTTACTCCTTTATGCGTAGACGGTTACTGAAAAGTCCGCAGT